ACACTGAAAGTTAATTTACTATCTTTATTTTATGGGATTCAATAAAAGATATGTTTTACTTGAGTTTACACTTAAGGCTCTAAAAAATGGTAACCTAAAGTATTACTATGGAAAAAGTGACATGTTAATTTTTGAGGATACAATCAGTTCAAAGATTTATAATCTTTATAAAGAAGGAAAAACAGAAAAAGAAATAATATCATTATTAAACTTAAACATGGAGGAAAAAACCAATGAAATGTATTAAATCAATTAGAGCGACAAAGGATGTTCAACTTGGAGAAATCAGAAGAGTTGACGATAAGACTGCTAATAACATGGTTGGAAGTATGTGGGCATATGTTGCAAAGTCAGAATGGAAATTATCTACTCGTAAGTCCGAACCAAGTCGGGACCAAGTCGGAACCAAGTCGGGACCAAGTAGCGAATTAGTTGAAAAAAAAACTTATAAAAAAGGAGAACGCTCCGAAAAACATAAAAACAAAATATAATGGGAAATGTAAAGAAAAATTTGACAGAAATGCTTATGCTTGAGGCTCAAGCTCAAAAAGCGAAGGCTTTATTGACATTGGAATTATTATCTAATCACGCGGCAGGAATCGGAGACCACTCAACAGGAGATTTCTATAAGAATGCTGAAGAAGCTCTTCAGATGTTGGTAGATGCTGATGATAAACTTGAGGCAATTGAAAAATATTTTAATTAATCATGAAAAGATATACAATCACAGGGGTAAGAACTATCGATGAGTATGTTACTTATACCGTTGAGGCTGAAGACGAAGATGAGGCGATTGAGATGGTTGAAAACGGAGACGTGGATGATAATGATGACCATTGGCAAAGAGAAACATCAGGAGGTGAAGATTACACTGTTACTAAAGTAGAAGAAATTTAATAAATGAAAAAATTACTAAAAAAACTTGAGTGGTGGTTTGATTATTACTTTGTTTGGATGTTATATAATGGTAATAAGACTCACCGTTACATTGAATATATGGAGAAAAAGTGGGTGAAGAAAAACTAAATATAGAGTCTTTTTTTAACGCATCTTTAGATTACCAAGTTGTTTCTTGGACCGGTCATAAAACTGGGTCAACAACAATGGTAAATATTCTCAATGAATTGAGATTTAAGTTTTATAAGTTTAACGGTAAAGACTTTGAGGTTTTAAATAACAGACCTCAAAGAATTCATGGTTGTTATTCTGATTCAATACCTTATGGGTTTAAAGTTTTGTCGTCATTAAGGAACCCATTCTCACAAATTGTTTCTGAATACAGATATGGACCGTTAGAAAATTTTAATAGTTTTGTTATTAAAATTTTGTCTCAAAGGAAAAGTTTAGGGTGTTTCTTTTTTGAAGAACGTAAACCTGACTATATTGTTAGGCTGGAAAATATGTTTGAAGATTATTCGAAAATTCCTTTCGTGATTGAATCTAATTTTTTCAAATCAGGTATCTTGAAAAAATTTACTCAATATAGAATGAATGAACATCCCGAAGGTAAGACTAATTGGAAAGATTATTATAATGAAGAAATTGCAGAAATGGTTATTCAAACTTTTCCTTACCATTTTTCAGACTGGCTTTATGATAAAAATTCTTGGAAATGAAACAATATAAAATTAACATCTTGTTTTTTATAATCACATTTTTACTAGTTTGTCTTTCATATTCAATTTATTTAAACCATAAATTAAAAATTGAACTTGAAGAGTCAAAAAATAAAAATGAACTCATAGACAGTTATTTCTATGAGCATAGTAAAATCCCTGATGACAGACAGTAAACCATATATAAATCAAAAACTTACTTACACTAACGATGGAAGATTGTTAGATGAAGATGGTAATGCTATTATGATGTATTGGGAAACTCCTATCATGGAAAAATCTGCAGAAATAGTCTGCAGAAATGGAGGAAAGATTCTCAATGTAGGGTTTGGATTAGGTATTGTTGATTTTTTCATAGAAAAATATGATATAGAAGAACACTGGATAATTGAACCCCACATCGATGTTTATACAAAAATGTTTGAAGATGGTTGGCATTTGAACCCAAGAGTCAAAATTATGTATGGGGATTGGCAATGGTACATCAAGTACATGCCAAAATTTGATGGGATATACATCGATACTTGGAGAGAAGAAATTCACGGGTTTCAAAAATTTGCTCCAAATATTTTAAAAGAACACGGAACACTTTCATTTTTCAACAATCCCAGAAATGATGAAGAAGGACTTCATATGATGAAAACTGATTATGAAATAGTAAGTGAATGGGGTGACGTGACATACGAAATTTTGGAATTACCTCACATAGATGAAGTTAATAAACAAAGTAAAAATGGTCTTTATTATTGGCATCCTGATTTAAAAACTTATTATTGCCCAATAGTAACCAAGAAAAAAAATTCAAATATGGCAGCACTAAATGAAACTTTCTTTCCTGAAAAAGAAATGGTGAATCACCCTAACCATTATGGTGGTGAAGAGAACCCTTATGAGGTTATTAAAGTTTGTGAAGCTTGGGATTTGGACCAAGACGCTTATTTATTCAATGTCGTAAAGTATATTGCCAGAGCAGGAAAAAAAGACAAACAAAAAGAGATTGAAGATTTGAAAAAAGCGGCATTTTATCTTGAAAGAAAAATTCAAAATTTAGAAAAATGATTTATTGGTTAACGGGGCAACCTGGTGCAGGTAAAACAACTATATGTAAACAAATGATGTTAAAAATGGGTTCAGATGTGTTTCATATTGATGGTGATGACTTAAGGGACTTGTACGATAATAAGGATTATTCTGAAACAGGTAGGAGAAAAAATATTGAACTTGCTCAACAAATTACACATTACCTCCACAAGAAAGGAAAAGATGTTGTTGTTTCTTTGGTTTCTCCATACAAAGACCAAAGAGATAAGTTCAAAGAAAAAATTGGGAATAACCTGATTGAGGTTTACGTCCATACTTCAGAGGTTAGAGGTAGAGAAAATTATTTTGTAAGCGACTATCAACAACCAGTTGAGAATTACTTCGATATTGATACAACGTTTGATGATGTTGAAGAATCAGTAAAAAAACTTTTAGAATATGCAAAAAGTACACGTTGAAGGAGACCCAAAATTAAAGAACACAAGTACTAAACAATATTCAATGTTTATTGGACGTTGGCAACCTTGGCACGAAGGTCATCGTTGGTTAATAGACCAAAGATTGAATGAAGGTAAGAATGTTCTTATTTGTATAAGAGACATTGAAACTGATGAAAAAAATCCATATACTGCTCAAGAAGTTGAAAGGAACATTAGAAATGAATTATGGAAATATCTTTCTAATGAGACAATAAAGATTATGATTATCCCCGATATAGAATCTGTTAATTTCGGTCGAGGTGTTGGATATGATATCATTGAACACGTACCACCTCAAGAAGTAAGTGAAATATCTGCAACGAAGATTAGAGAACAACTGAAACAGGAGGGAAAACTATAATGGAAAATATTTTTCATTTTGCTGGACTTAATGGAAAATAATTGGTATTATTAAATAAAAATAAGAAAATAGTGGAAAATTTTATTAATCAGTTACATAACGGAGACTGTATTGAAGTTATGAAAAAGATGCCAGATAACTCCGTTGATTTGGTTGTAACCAGCCCACCTTATAATTGTGGTATCAAATATGATACGCATGATGATTTTATGTTGATGGAAGACTATTGGGTTTGGACAGAAAAATGGTTAACAGAAGTTTTTAGAATTATCAAAGATGACGGTAGGGTTGCAATTAACATCCCATATGAGGTAAATGTTAAAGGAAGAGGTGGAAGAGTAATGTTTATGGCAGATTTTTGGGCTGTTATGAAAAAGGTAGGGTTTCAACCTTTCGGAGTTGTTGACCTCGATGAAGATACTCCACATAGAGTTAAACTTACCGCTTGGGGTTCTTGGATGAGCCCTTCAAGTCCTTATATCTATAATCCAAAAGAATGTATTATACTTGCTTATAAGAAACTTCATATCAAAGAAATTAAAGGAGAATCTCAATGGATTGGAACTCCTGTTGAAGTTGAGGATGAAGAGGGTTTTAAAAGGACAAAAATCACTTATACAGATAAAGACAAAGATGAGTTCAAAGAATTAGTTTTTGGTCAATGGAACTATTTTGCAGATACTAAACAACTTACTAAAGCCACCTTTTCATTGGACATTC